CTGTTACGCCAACTCCTGAAGAGGAAAAGGATATTGTCAGATATATAAAGGATGCTGACCTAGATATACAACGCATGTGGTTTAACTGGGATTTTTTGTGGTCAGAGGCAACACTTACTCCAGTTGCGGGAGTTTCTACGCTAACGTCTCCAACTGATCTTGCTCAATGGAATACAGATTCTGTTGTTTATAATCCTACTGCTGAAGGTTGGCAACCATTGGCATTTGTGCCATGGCTACAATACAGGGAAGATTATAAATACGGCACTGTTGCTACTGGAACACCAGAATTTTTTAGTGTAAAGCCAGATAATGTAATGGATATTTATCCAACTCCTGATTCTACGACTGCTCTTACCTCAGAGTATTGGGCAACACCAACTGAATTATCAGCCGCCGCTGATGTATCTGTAATCCCAGTAAGATTTCACAGGATAATAATTGCTAGAGCTAAGATTTATTACGCAGAGCAGAATGATGCCTCAGAAGTTTTATCTGGCTCTATTGCGGAGTTTACTGATCTTCTATTAAAACTGGAATCTGACCAACTTCCGGGCCAAAGGAATAGAAGGTTTTCATTGGTTCAGGATTTAGCTAATTATACGGTGGTTCCTGAATGACTTTAGCGAGACAACTAGCAAAGACTTCTGTAGCTTCCCAGTATTTTCCATTTTCTGGTGGATTAAATATTATTACTCCGGCTCTCTCTTTAGAGCCGGGAGAATGTATTGCCGCTGATAACTTTGAAGTTGATATTCGTGGGCGCTATAGAAGGTTCGATGGATATGAGAGGGATGATGGTACTGGATTACCTTCTGCAATAGTTTATTACAGAATACCATATACCCTTGGTAGCGCAAAAGATTCTGTTTTTGATAGTGCATACGGTATAGCATTTGATCTTCAGATACCTCGCGTTGGTAGTACGGTAAAAGGAGAAACTAGCGGGGCTATAGGTCAGGTTCTAGTTGTAACTGTGGAACAGATAGTTACAGCGGCGGGAGCATTTATAGATAACGATGCTGAAGGATACATTTACTTTACTGTTACAAGCGGAACGCTTGAGGACGGAGAGACTATATTTTTTCTAAATACAGATAGCGCATTTGGCGCTTCATTCAATGTGGAGTTTGGCTAATGGGAACACCAACAGCTTTAAGAAAAGAAAGATCAGTTTTAACTGGTACTAGTTTTGCAAATAATACTACTGGTGCTATTACAGCCCAGATGGTTAGGCAGTTCGTGGAATCTGGTATGGGTGGATATGGAACTATAAAATCACCAGCGGGAACACCAGCAAGTCAGGCGGTAGCATCAACAGCAACAGCAACTATAGATTGGAATGCTGATTCAGTTGGGGCTAATGGGCCTGATGATACAGGAAGCGTAACGTCTACAACCGTAGGAACAGATGCAGATTTTGCTAATGATAGGATCAGGATATATGACAAAGGATTCTTCATGGTTAATCTGGGCATTAGTTTCGCACAGACTGGAACAGATACAGTAATATGGACGTTCAGAATTGCAACTCAGGCAGACGCAGGTTCTGTGGTATACCCCGGCTATGATTGCGCGGTTCAAAGAGTGGTGGCTACCTTAGAGAATATGGTGTCTGCTTCTGGAATAATTGATACTACAGGACATACCGACTATACAGATGTCCTTGCCCAAGTTAAGAACGGACATGCAAGTAACTCTGAGAATTTCCAAATGCATTATGGTCAGTTATCAGTCTTTAGGGTTGGATAATGGGGCTGTATGCAACGTGCCTTGCACATGGGCCTCCAGTTCTAAGGGATGCCACAGCCGATTCTACCCTAGTTACTGAACTGCAAGAACGTATTGAGGAAAAGAGGGAAACTATAACTGTAGTTCCCGGCGAGGGTAATGTTCTTGGTGTATGGGGATACTTAGGTAATCTCTATGCTTTCAGGAATAAAACAGGTAATGTTACGGCGGGTATGTATAAGGCCACAACTGCTGGCTGGACAGAGATAGACCTTGGTACAGCCTTGAATTTTGATGCCACTACAGGCAATGGTGAAATGGTTATAGGGTCTTTACTCACTGGCGCTGGTGGCGCTCAAGGAACTATAACAGGTCTTACATACTACGGTAACTGGGATGTTGGTGCGGAAGGGACTGTAGTTCTTTCAGATGTAACAGGAACTTTCGTTACCGATGAAACATTAAGTACTCCAACCATTTCTTTTGATGCTGGTACTGTAGAAATTTTGCAAGGAGATACTATAACTGGTTCTACTTCCGGTGAAACTGCTGTAGTAAAGATTATCACTCTTGCGTCTGGAGGCTGGGCTACTGACGACGCGGCAGGTTTTCTATCCATAACTGGTAATACTGGTACGTGGACTGATGGTGAATCAATACTAGTTTATGGCGCGGCTAGGGCGGATGTGAACGGGGTGGCTGAACCATCATCAAAAACCTTAGCGTATGCTTACGGTACTCAATATGCACAAACACTCCAACCCGGAGGTACTTACGATTTTGTTAATTTCAACTTCGAGGGTGAAGAGGGAATACAAACTATGTATGGTGCTAATGGAATAGATAATGCGTTTGAATTCGATGGAACTAATTTCACAAAAATAAGAACAGGTATATCTTCTGATGACACTCCAAGTTATGTAGAGGCTTACAAGAATCATTTGTTCTTGGGCTATACAAATGGCTCTCTTATTAGTTCTGCGCTTCAATTGCCAACCATCATGAGCACAACGATGGGTTCCACAGAACTTATAGTTGGAGAAGGCGTTACTGGATTAAATGTTGAATCAAAAGACTCGCTGGCAGTATTCGCAAGAAACACTACTTACATTTTGTATGGAAAAAGTAGGGATGATTGGAATCTTACGACGTTCTATACTGGTTCTGGTGCGGTTGACGGCACAGTTCAAAAAATACATACGACTATATTCCTAGATGATAGGGGATTGACTTCACTGGGTTCGACTCTTAACTACGGTGATTTTAAACAATCCATTATCTCTGAAAAGGTTGATCCTTTAATACAGAAATATAAGGCTCGTATTAAGACCGCATTAAGAGTAAGAGAAAAGAATCAATATAGATTGTACTTTGATGATAAGACTGGCATTGCCATGACTTTTATTAATGGAAAGAATGAAGGGATACTTCCATTTACTATGCTGGATCAAATTATTTGCGCTTGTTCCACAGAAGATTCTAATGGAGACGAGGTTTTATATGGTGGATTCGATGACGGTTATGTTAGGAGATTAGACTCTGGAACTTCATATGATGGAGGTTCAGTAGCCGCATTTGTCAGACTTGCTTATTTTCATTATGGAACACCGCAACTCAAGAAGAGATTCAGAGAGATTCTCCTTGAATTGGCGGCTGATACAAGTACTACACTAAATATATACCCAGACTTTAACTATGGGGATGCAACTGTTCCAACGGCAACTGTCTATGATATTACAGTAACCGACGATGAATGGAATGTAGATGATGTGAGTAATCCTAATTTAGGAATAGCAGTAGTTGATAAAGCTAGGGCGCGAATACAAGGTGTTGGAGAAAACATGGGAATCCTTATTAAAAATACATCTATATACGACAAACCAGTTACGTTGCAGGGTGCTGTAGTTCAGTATTCCGACAGGGGGTTGAAGCGATGATGCAGGGGGAATGTAATGGCTAATATCAGTTGGTCGGAATATGTAGATAGATACGCAGATTTAGGAAACGTATGGAAACAAATTGAGAATAAAACAGCGGGAGATCAGTATAATTACTGGAGTAGTGTCCTTGGGGCTAATCCAACAAAGGAACAGTTTGGACAATATCACTGGGAAAAAGAAGGGGGGAGCACAGGAACTTACGGTGGTCGAGCACGTTCAATAGCTAGGGATTGGACTCCTACAGATACAAGTACTGTTATTACCGTCAATACTAATACAGACCCTACTACTGGGCAGGGAGTAGGGCATGGTGTAACGCCGCCAACTAATACGTATACGTCGCCGGGTACTTATCAAGGAGTTGATGATTATGTATCTCCTGACAAGATAGTCACTCCAGATGCAGAGGAAAGGCCAGATTATGCGGGGCCAGCGCACGAGGGCTATAGAGACTATGACCCCACTCCTGTAGGAATAACTCTTGCAGAGGTGCAGGATGACGAGTTAGTCGAGAATAGAATAGCTTCTATTATAGACAAGGGAAGTCCTTTATTTAGACAAGCGGCTGAAGCCATGGCTAGAAGGTTTGGTAATCGTGGGCCTCGAACACAAGAGGCCATGATGGGCGAGATAATGAAAGTTGCTGGCCCAATTGCAATGGCTGACGCACTCATGCTTGAGCGACATAGAACGCTACGTAATACCGCGTACTATGATCAGATGAAAACAAGGCTTGCAGGTGCTATTCAGGAAACTCTATCCCATATTGCTGGGGGTTACCAGATTCAGGCCACCCTTATTAATGACATTACTAATAGGTGGAAGGCTCAGTTAGCGGCTGATGTAACGACCTATGGAATTGATGTAGAAGAAGCCACAAAAATATATGGGATTGACGTAGAAGAGGCTTTGAGATCACATGCTATTACTGTAGACGAGGCCGTGAAAATCTATGGGATTGACGTAGACCAAGCTACAAAACTTTACGGGACTGACGTAGGATTCCAAAGCGCTAAGTATGTAGCAGATATACAGAAGTTCTTAGGGATAGAAGGGCTTAAGGTAAAGTTTGCTGAAATATTTGCAAACATTGAAGACAATGCAGAAGCCGCCGCCTTTATCTGGGATATGGTATTTGGGGATAATAATCTTAACCCCTCTGAATGGATAAAAAAGTGGAAAGATAAGTATGCCCCTGACGATGATGACGATGACGATGATGATGACGATACTGGTGACGAATGATGACGATACTGGTGGCGAAGGTTAATGATTAGAGTCGCTAAGACCAGTGACATAAAACAAATAATAAAAGTTTGCAAAGAAGCACACCAGTTATCCGTCTCCAAGGACGTTCCCCTAGACGATAAGATTCTCTGGAAGAATCTCCAAATTTGTATCCTGTCTGCGGAACATCAAGTTAATGTGGTAGATGTAGCTGGATCAGTCGAGGGTGTCTTCATCGGAGTCACCCATCAATTGTGGTACTCAAGAAAGAAACAGTCTACTGACCTGTTCTTCTATGTCACAGATAAAGGCAGAGGATGGGGCAGTAGTTTACTCCGTGCTTATATACGGTGGGCAAGAATGAACAAGGGTGTAGCAGAAATTACCCTAGGAATTACGTCTGGTATCGGTGATATGAATAGAACAAGACAACTATATGAAAGGATGGGTGCGATAAAAATTGGTGACAGTTTTATTTTTCCCCAAGGAGGCATAGATGGGCGGAATAGTTAAATCTATAGGAAAGGCTATAAAAGGAATAGGGAAAGCACTTAAGAAAATAGCACCCATCTTGCTCGTAGCCGCCGCTATCTATGTCGGCTATGGGTATATGACGGGGTTTCAAGCTGGAGGCTGGCCTCAGATTACGAACTGGGGTAAATCCTTGGTGACTGGGGTAGGTCAAGGACAGACTATATCTCAAGCGGCGACTGCCGCAACAGACATGACCGCTATGGCTGGTGCTCAAACTACGGCTCTTGGAGCGGCTGAAACAGGCGCATCAACCTTTGGAGCAGACGCACTTACCACTGGCCTTGGAGCAGAACAAGCTGTTACAGCCACCGCTCTCCCCGGATTAGATCAAGCCAGCACTGGAATGATCGGACAGGTAGGAGACGTTGCTTCAACTGTAGCCGACGCAGGTGCTGGGCTTATAGGGGATGGTATGGGATTGCCCAGTGGCGCACCACCCGGTGGTTGGGCGACTGACTCTATTGCTGAAATCAGCGCTCGTATGCAACCTACTTATCAAGCGGTTGATGCTGGTTGGAAAGATATGACACAGGGAGTTCTAGATTCCTTATCTTCTCCCGCACAGGCCGCAGGATTTGGCTCTAATACACCCCCATTTTTACAAGGTTCAACTTTTGATCCTGCGTTAGGTGGTGCAAGCCCTGCGTATCCCGGTCTTGCAGAATCCACTTCATACAGCGCTCCCGGTGGTATAGGCTCTACCACTAGATTTCCCACTGGAACTGATGTTGCTTCAGTTAACCAAGCCGCCGCTAATCAAGTAATGGGGGGAGTGCCTACAGCCCCTTCACAGGCTACGGTTCCATATGGTGGGAGAAATCCTTACGGATTCCGTGCTGATCAATACGGGGGGATGTCACATCTTGATCCAGCAGTAAGGAATGATTTTTGGGGTAAGTTGGCCCAGCTAGGTAGAAAGGGTTGGGAAGCGTATAAAAAGATGTGGGCTGAAAATCCCGGTATGGCTATGTGGACTACGAGCAACGTGCTTAAAACCATTCTTGCAATGCTCGATGACACAGACGAGAAATTGGCTCATAGAAGAGCGCACGTTGGAGGCTTTGCTCCCGGCGGTTATGATGCACTTGCGGGACGATATCATGGTAACCTTCCCGGTGGACGGGGCGGAGGTGCAGGATACACAGCGCCTCGCGGTAGGTCTAGGCAAATTAAAACTGGCCCTCTACCAGAAGCAAACAGAGGTAGATCATCAGCAATAGATACGCGACCCACTAGAGAGTATGGCTCTTCTCAACAGGAGATAGTGTCATGATCGGACAAGGACATACAACACCCGCTACAGCGGAAGAGAATGAACAAGCGCAGTCCGTAATGTCTAACATTGAGGATTTTGTTTTAGACCCGGAGGTTCAAGAGGCTCTTATACAAAAGATGAGCGAGGGTGAACCTTCTGAGGCTATTGGGAAGATTGCTGGACAACTTATTCATATGCAGGTTGTGGTTGCTCGTGGTGCTGAAGTTGATATCTCTAGGGATATTCTATTAGCAGTCGCGGCTGAAGTTATAAATCTTCTTATAGAAGTAGGCATGGAAGCAGGGATAATTCAGATACAGGACGAGAAACAACTGGAGAAATTACAGGGAGATGCCCTGATAGCCGCCGTTGATGCTTACATGACACTTGGCGATGACAAGGTAGACGGGGAAGCCGCCGCCGCATTTGCCGAAGAATCTATAGGTGGTGGAATGGATTCACCTCAAGCACAACAGGGTATGGTAGACAACATGGCATCACCTACGGGTATGCCACCTGAAGGCCCACCACCTGAAGGCCCACCACAGCAGGGTGGTTTGATAGGAGGGATGGTCTAATGTCTATTAAACAAACGATAGCGGTTCTTGATGACATAGGCAAGCAGGGCGCGACAATATGGGCGGCTGATAATGCCGCCAGAGCCGCCCAAGCAACCAGAGATGCGGCGAGTGCACAATGGGTTGCCGAGCAGAAAATTGATGTTTACAAAACATTCTATCAGGATGCAAATTCCAAACTAGAAGACCTTAATAAAGAAATTGCCGCTGGAAATTTTGAAATAGATGATCCAGAAAGTTCTCAATTTGCATACTGGAAGGATAACTTTAATGCAAGAGGCGAAGCATTTAGAAATTGGGCGCACGCAATTGGTGAACCCACGTATGACTCTGAAACGGACATCATAAAATTAGTTGACGCTATCTATGCAGAAACAATTAAGACCACTGATAACCCTAAAAAATACCTGAAGTTTGGAGATATAAAGGGAAAGTGGGGGCAGTTTATTAGTCGCGCTAGTCCCGGTGTTGACATTGATCTGGTTAAGATTGTATGGGATGACAGGTATTCAAAACTTACCGACACTGAACCCTATTCGATGGAAGAGATTCCTAAAACTGGTAAGGGGTGGGTATCTGAGATTGCTGGTGCGCCCGTGGATATAGCAACAGCCGCAATAAATTTACCAGCCGACATACTCGCTGGCGCTGAGATGTGGTGGAAAGGAACAACTGATGTCGAGCCTATCTATCAACTTGAAGACCCCGTTGGTGGTAGAGAGTGGTTGAAAGGAGCCTTTGGTGACCCCAGAGGAAGCCGCTATGAGGGTAAGAGTTTAAACCCTTTCGCTCGAAGCACTGACCCACAGCCGGGAGATAAAGATGCAACCCTATCTCAATATGAAGAGGCCGCTCAACGAAGAGAACGAAGAGACAGCGCTAACAATTTACTGGCAAGTATTGGTAATGCATTAGTATCGCCATCCGCCGCCTCTGGGCCATCTGCATATGACAGAACAGGACGAGCCGGAGTTATTGCTCGACAAGGCGCTGAACAAATAGACCCATTGATGGGGCCACAAGGACTAATCAGCGGGTTCTTATCCCAAGACCCTGAAGAAGACGAGTTGCCTGATATAAGCAGACAGGCTATGCGATTCTTGGAAAGGCTTTCCGCCATGATACAAGAGTACGGCCCAGAAGAAGCCTTTAAACTAATGAGCGGTCAATTTAAAGATTTGAATAAAGCTGACAAAGCAAAGATAGAAGAGTATTTAGAAAACAGATAACAGTTTGAAGCCTTTGCCTAAGACTGGAGAGAAATAATTATGGCTATTGGAGTACCAACCACACCATTTGGCGGCACTGCTGAACAACAGTCCAGCGATGTGTCCATTGCATTCCAAAGAGGACTGCGTGGCCTTACGGGAACTACTGGAATAACCGCCAAAGGAATGGGTGGTGAGTTCTTAAGAACAATCGGCCTAGAAGAACAAGGTAACCAGTGGCTAAGTGATGCTTATGCCAGCGGCCTTCTCATGGGCATGGACTTGAATGAACTGGAAGAACAGTTCAAAGGCCCAAAAACATGGAGAGACATCCCCGACGCCAAGGGCGCTATCGCCTATGGTGTCAACACCCTCGCAGATCAAATGCCTACCCTCGTGGCGCAGTTTGCACCCGCAGTTGCCGCCACAGTCCTACGCAGATTCGGAGCGCCCATTCCTAAATGGGTTACACCCGCCTCCGTCATTGCCACAATAGATTGGTTAAACACATCAGAGGTTTATGCAAACCTACTCATGGAAGCAGGAGAGTCACGCCCTAAAGTTGCGGCTGGCACTGGCGCTCTCATGAGTTCACTCGATATGGTGCTCCCATTAAGGGTAGTCCACCGTATGGGTAATGGTCTGGACTTTGCCAAGTATGTAGGAAAGAAATTAAAAACCCCCCGATCTCCTTTAAGAACTGCTCTCGCTGGTGCGTTGGAGGGAGGGGCTATTGAGGGAACTACAGAATACATTCAGACGATCTTTGAAAACATGGCCCTTAACTACGTTAAGGAAAATGATTTGTTTGCTGAGTTCTCTGCTGAACAAAGGACAGAACTAGAAGAGGCAGGAGTTAGGGGAGCCATCGTTGGTACTTTCTTGGGTGGTACTGTCTCTTACGCCCGTGCATACAAGAACGCTAAGGATAGGGCAAACCTGTACAAGAAACTTTCGGCTTTTGAGGAAGAAACATATGTTCCGGGTGGTGGTATAGCCGGAGAGGGCTTTAGGATGAGACCCGGTGAAGTTGGTGGAGGTTTTACAGATCGCTCCATGGATCAAAGAAGGTTGCCAAATATGCCACCTTGGTTGCCTACGATGCCGGACACTAAGCTACTGACTGGCCCCATAGATATTGCAATCGCGGATAAGATTAGAGATATAACTGAGGCACGGGCTAGAGGCCCGTGGGCCTCAAGGGATCAACACGTCGATTGGCAGATCGAAGACCATAAGAAGCTATGGGAAGCCATCCTTGTTGGTGACATGGAGACTAGTCTTAATATAGAAGATCAGGACAGCCTCCATGACCTCATTGAAAGAAAGCGCCACATGGACTGGCAACTTGAGGAAAAAAGAAGGCTTGAAGAAGCAAGGATCGCTCCCATTCTACCCGGACAACAGCGTGTCGTTGCAGTAGAAACACAGCAACGT